ATATGATCGCTAGCATTATCAGTGAGGCTAAGAAAGAGATACGTGCTTTGCTAGAGAACTCATATGATCCAGCAGATACACGCACCTCTCTTCTGTTTAAACTTGGCGAGGGTAGCTTTGTTAATAAGAAAGACTTAGCTCAATACTTACAAGACATGGGCTTTGATAAAGACCCGTCTAAGCTTGAAACAGAACAACTGCAGCTTCTCACAGGCTACATTGAGCTAATGAAAGACGAAGAGAAAGAAACAAAAAAGTTACTTAACTTAAAATAAAAAGAGAGGGGGCCGCAAAGCCCCCTTTTTTAGTTTTACTTTATGCCATACTTCTCAGTGCAACTTCGACACCAGAGTACAGCTTCTTTCAGAGCCTTGATAGCGTACTCACGTTCATCAGAGTGATGCAAGTTATCGTTTATGTAATGCTTAAGATCCTTCGACGCATCTTCTAAGCCTTGGATAAACTGCACACGCTTATGTTCAATGAAACGCTTAGCTTCTTCTTCTATTGTGAACCCCATGTTACCCTACCTGTTGGAGACTAAGGGTAGTGTAGCATAACTGCAACACCGTGTCAACAACTATTTGTGTGTTTCTACCCACCGTTTACGCATACGATTGAGATACCAGATAGCTTTATCTATATCCTCTAGTCCGTTCTTGTATTCACAGCGCCACATATACTTGAGTACGTTAGCTGCCTGTGGTGCAATAGCGCCAGACATGTTCTCTGTCATAGCTTCTATAGCGTCAATGCATTCTATCTTACCTTGATTGTAATGCACTGGGTTATTCACTACGTCTGTCATTAAAGTCCTTCCTTCATAAATGTCTTAACCCACATTGCACAGATGTCACTACGTATAATGTCATCCACTGTAAACTCAATGATAGGTACAGGCAGCATGTGTTTCTTAGCCATGTGTATGATCTTAGTTAAACCATCAGCTTCCTTTAGGTCTGACTGTTGTATGTCACCGTTTAGTACCAATGTACTGTTCTCACCTACACGAGTCAGCAACATCTTTAGTTCGTGTATCGTGATGTTCTGTGTCTCGTCTACGATGATGAACGCATTGTCGAAGCTACGTCCACGCATCAACGCTAGTGGTGCCATCTCTACGTTACCGTTCTTGATAGCTGTCTCTAGCATACCCTTGCCCCAGTGTTTCTCTAGCACGTCTAGCACAGGTAAAGCCCAAGGGTAGACCTTCTCTTCTAGTGTCCCTGGTAGGTAGCCTATGTCCTTACCTACAGCTACGTGAGGTCGTGTTACAACAATCTTGTCAATCTCTTTGAGTGTATACAAGTCTGCTGCATATGTAGCTGTAACATAAGTCTTACCTGTACCAGCTGGACCTAATACAAAGACTTGATTGTATTCCTTGAGAGCAGCAAGAAACTCACCCTGCTTTCCTGTCTTCGGTGTAAGACCAGAGGTCTGCTTATTTACTGAGTTCTTGTAGTTTGTCTTTCGACGTGACCGTGTTTGTTTAACTGGGGGTTCTTTGTCTAGCACGTAAGTACTCCGCTGCTTTCATTACTGTGACAGGATCTTCTTTTAATTTACCTAAAGCCTGATTACAATTATTGCATATCCAACCTCTGAACTCATCCGTCTTGTGGTCGTGATCTAATACAAGCTTAAGAGTAAAGTCTTCACAGCATTCACATTTAGAGTCTTTAGGTTTAGGGTGTATCTTTTTAAGGCTAGATACAGTATTACTGAAGTGTCTTTTACACTCTTTACATGTGTGGCTATGACTAGGAGAGCCATCACTTTTGTAGTAAGGGATGTGAAAAAGATTTAAGTCTTTCTCTTTACTACACTTATTACACACACGCATGTTAACACTACGATTTGTTTTAACTGGCGGGTCATTAAATAGATTAAGTTGCATCGTTAAGTCTATCCTTTAACTCAGTATACCCACCGATGTGCTCACCGTCACACCAGATTTGTGGTACTGTCTTTATACCAGCTTTCTTAAACAAGTCAAGTACCCATCTATCTTTTTCTATAGATGTGATACTATACTCTAAGCCTTTCTCTTTAAGTAGTTCACACGCTAGTGTACAGTAGGCACAGTCTGACCTAGTGATTACCTTATACATCCTTCCCCCAGTCTACACACTTCCAGTCCTTAACAGCTAAACCCTGACTCTCTATAGCAAAGATCCCCATGCGTAAAGAGTCCATACATTCTTGCTCAGAGATGTGGACCTTGCGATCCACAAAACTGTAGCACGTACCTGTGTCTAAACCACAAGCCAATATCAAAGCGGTCCACATTTTATATTACCCTCTCTCCATTTAAGTTCTGCTAGTAGCATACGTTTCTCGTAGTCAGACATTATCATCCACTCCCTTATTTCATCTTGGGTTCGTAGGCACCCCACGCAGTAGCCTTTATCGTCTAGCTTACAGACTAATACGCAGGGTGACTTTATGTTATCAGTTATGTTAGGTCTACTATTTCGCATGAGTCACCACTGCAAGCCATCGTCTGCATAGCTACTGTGTTATCCTCTTGCTCATACTCAGATAGCTTAGACCAGTCGATACTCTTAGGCATCTTAGCCAGTAGCTCTTCGTACTCTTCCTTAGTGCAATCCTGATAAGGTGCTTGCTGATAAGTGTGATCTGAGTGTGGCAAGAAAGACACACCTGACATCTCATCAAAGTGCTTGAACACAAATGCACCCACGTCTAGCCACTCACTGTCACGTACTGAGATAGTCACCGATGGTTTGTGCTCACACCAGTGACGCTGGTAGGTTAGCCAAGTCTCTAGCTGTTCGATGGCAGACATATCGTTACGAGTTACGGCATGATCAGGTGACTTCTGTGGGAAGCTGAACACTGTAGTAGTGTCACCCTTGAAAACGCAAGGCTCGTTAGGGATACCCTGATCAATCATCATTTTTGTAAGGGGGTCTTTGTTATCACCTCGGACGGTTCTAATGTAATAAGGTGAATGTCGTGCGTGGATCCCACTGGCAGAGTCAACGAGTTGAGAGACTGTTCCGCTTGGTTTAACACACGTGATAGCAGCACTGCGCTCAATACCAAGACGATCAGCCCACTCAGCGTTAGTGTCCACTGCAATCTGTCTAAGGTGTTCAAGAGTTTTTGGTAGGCCATTATTCTTACTCGTCATTAAAGGGTTGTCCATAATGCCTGTCAAGCTCACGCCCAACAAACGTTCTTCTTCTGTGTTCTTCTGCCATACCTTACGTAGATACGGGAACTTAGTGAAGGTAGACTGAATCGTACCAAGGATAGCAGCCAGACGTACCTTACGTTCTAAGTCATCAATAGTATCAGTAGCACGTACCACACACTCAGTTAGGTTACAGAACTGATAAGGCCGTAAGATGATCTCACTGCAGGGGTTCGTCCCGAACTCATAGTTAGGATCACGTCGTCCGAACTTAGCTGCTTGCTTCTTAGAGGCTTGACGATTGAATACGCCACGCTCACCAGACTTAGACTCAATCAGTGCAGTCCACTCACGCATGAACGTTTCTACGTCAGGCTTCTCAGTGTAAGACACAGAGTTATTCGCTAGTGCACGATGCGCTGCTGTTTCCCACCACTGCCCTGACTTAGCGTGGCGCATACGGTCATCGCTTAGGTTAGATAAACTAATCATAGCACTGCGACGTACACCACCTACCACAACGATCTGTCCAATGAAGCACATCAAGTCGTGACACTCTAGTGATGATAGCTTACGTCCTTGTGCAGCTTTGAATGTGGACACAGCGAAGCTAAATAATTCTACTAAAGGCGCTGGGCCAGACGCTCGGCCTCCAAACGTTTTAAGTCGTGCACCTGCAGGACGCACACGGGACACGTCCCACTTAGGTATCTCACCAGCCCAGAGGAGTGCAAGAACTTGACGGAAAGCCTTAGCCCAACCTTCCTTACTATCTTTAACGACGACGGTAGTGTCACTGTCATAGAGGACAGGCACTTCGGGAAGTTTACTTATAAACTGACGTTCAACAGAGAAGCCGACTCCAGTACCGCAGAGGAGGATGTACATCGCTTCATCGAAGGACTTAGGGTCATCTACGGGTAGATAGCTACAGTTGTACCCTGCTGTGTTGTCACGATCTAATGCTGGGCCAGCTGTCATCATAGCTCTCATAGATGGCATGATCTCTAGCCCTACGATTGCTTGCTCTAGTTCATACTTAGTCTCTTGATCTACCAAGTTACCAATAACATTAGCTGAATAGCGTGTCACTGTGTCGTCCCAGTTCTCACGTCCATACCCGTCGAAGTACTTAGCGTACCGTGACTTATGGATGAATGATTGGTAGTCTGTTGGTAAGTAGTTGCTCATCGTTTATCTCCTGACCCTTTAAGTGTTCCACGTGCCTTACGTCCGTAAAGCTTTTCTAAGTTCTTCATAGCTAAGTCATGCATGCTAATGTTCAAGTCTCGTGATAGTGCAGCTACATACCACAGAACATCCCCTAGTTCATCAGCAATAGCTTGCTTGTCGAAGGTTCCATCACGTAGCATCTTCTTTACTTTGTTGGACACTTCCCCTGCTTCACCTCCCAAGCCCAGCGCAGGATACAGAATAGAATGCTCGGTTTTATAAATTGCGGTCTTGGCTGCTGCCTTCTGGTACGCATTCAATCCTAGCTCCTTGTTGCTATATACTTCGTTGTAGTATTCCCAAGCTTCGAGATCACCATCACTCAATGTACTCATAGTCTTTCCTTCACAGTTAAATTATCTACCTCGACATCATCTACATCATAGAAGACATCCTTGATTAAGTCATACACATCCTCAGCATGTGCCTCTGGTACAGCTGATAGTATGTTGTTGTACTCGTCTACCTCAAGAACAAAAGTTACACTAAATCGTTTGTTCATTCTTTAGGTTCCTTCAATTCTATCCTAGTTTGTTTCAGTGGTTTACCCTTCTCTTTAAGCCAGTCCTCTGGTATAACCCTGTGTGAATACTTAAAGCCTTGCTTGTCACACCAGTCAGCATACGTAGTCTTAGCACCTTTGTATAGCTTAGCCTTAGCGTTACTAAACACAAACCTAATGTCTAACTCAGGGTGTTGCTCTCGTACTGCTACATGCTTACGTCTGTCTTCGTTATCAAAGATACCCTTAGTCTCTACTATGATACCGTTGTCCAATACAAAGTCAGGCGTATAAGTTCTGTACCTGAGATCCTTCCACTCAATCTTTAGATCCTCATAGCGTATCTTCTTTTGATTAGCTTTAAGGAACTCAGCTACTATCTTCTCTAAGCCACTACGATACGTTCGAGAGTTATGTCTCTTCGCTGCCAAGCTCGTCTCCTATAAACACATAGTCTACCATAGGCTTCTCTTTAGCTGTGGATACTCGTGATGGCAGGGTCTGTAAGCCAGGCCAGCACTTATGTTTGTATGCACAGAAACCACACGTAGTGTTAAGCTTTAAGTTACCTGACGCTTTCTTACGGTACGTCTCAGGTATAGCTTCGAAGCAACGCTCGAATGGTTTGTCTTCCTTTATGTACTTTACTGTCTCTTCGATCTTTTGCAATTCCGAAGCAGTGTCAACAGAACCAGCGTCAACATACTTGAACTCCCCATTAGCTTTGTTGATCACCCACCAACCACCTACTTCTTTGTTAGCAGCAGTAGCGTAACCTACAAGTTGACTGACATAACCAAAGCTATCACCCTTGGCTAGTGTCTCGAAGTCTGTGAACTTATGTTGGTAAGACCAAGGTGATGCAGACTTAACGTCATCAACCTTACCGTCAAGCACCATGTCATACTCACCGTTAATCTCTGTACCGTCAGACAGAGTGAGTACAACCTTCTCATTATCCGTAAACTCTACAGCAGCAGCACGAAGCAACCCTTTGAAGACAGCCTCCACAATATCACCTAGCATCATGTTGACTAGGAAGTGTGGCGGGAATGGTGTCTTATCTTCTGAGTCGTTCTTCTCAAACCAGAGCTGGCACTTAGGACGGCCAAGGTTAGACATCCTAAGTTTGAACTCATCACGAGAGCCGCTGCTGAACTGCTTACGTACTGCATCCGCTACGTCCTTACCTACGTGTTCGATCACAGCTTCATCTACTGTAGTCTCACCCGCAAGTGCTTTCTGTAGGAATGTGTGTAAAGCTAGCTCAGCAACGTGATTCATTAGTCGGCTACCTCTACGTCGATGATGTCGTTGATAACTGCCTCAGCCTTAGCTGACATAGTACCACCGCTACGCTCTTCGTGTTGGTCATTGATGTAGCTGTTCATCCCTGCGATCCAGTCCATAAACCCATCAAGTACATCCTTGTCTGAGTCAGCTAACTCTACCTTCTCACCTACCTTTGGTGCTATAGTAGCGTACTCGTTACCGCTAGGCATTGCATGCATCTCTGCATCCAACACTAAGTAGTACTGGATAGGCAGTGCGTTCTTACGTTGCACTGACTTGAGTACATCATCAATAGCTTTGATAGAACCACGGCTCTTTACGTCCATCACGAATGGAATCTCTTGAGAGAAAGACTCATCCGTTACTGGGTTACCGTTCTCGTCCATAGCACCTTCCATAACTACAGTGCCGAACACAACCTTGGTACGCTTAGTGTTGCGCATCAACTCTTGTGTGTCTTTGGGTAGAGACTTGAAGTCTTCGACATAACCAGAGGGACGTCCTGCGTTGAAGCCACCCG